GTACTGATCCTGCTCAGGAGCTGCGTTTGATACGTGGAAGTATTCCAAGTCATCAAAGATAGCACTGATTTCAGAAGAAACAACGATCCAGTTAGCTCCACCTCTCAATGTTGATTTGTGGATTTGAGCTGAAATTTGGTTGATTGCTGTGATAAGAGTTTGGTTCCAATCTTTCTGAGTATAAGGTACTGCAGAAGAACCTAATCTCTTCCATCCATTGTAATCCCATCTTAAGTTCCAAGCTGCTCCTTTTCTAAGGTCTCTCAAGATTTCTCTATCGATTTCAGCCGCAACTTGCTCAGATAACAATGCAGTTAATTCAGCTTCAGCGTCGATGTTGTGGAATGCCGCAACGTCCTGAGCCATTTCTGGAGACCACTGAGCTCTTAGTTTTCTTTCAGTTACAGAAACTGTTACTGACATAAGGTCGAAAGAAACTTCACCAATTCTGTCTTCAAATTCCAAGTTCTTATAGATTCTATAAGTAGCTGAGAATGCTTGAGAGTTAGAAGTAATTTCAGACTCGAATGTTGAACCCGTGTAACCATCTAATGAACCACCACAAGTGATACATACTGGTACTTGTAAATCAACCTCTAAGTAGATTTTACCTTCAGCATCACAAAGGTTGTCATACTGACCACCATCAGTTTTACTGTTAGGGAATATCAACGTAGCGTTGTTGTTACCATATTCTACAATACCTTTACCATATCTCTGAGTAACAACTCTGAATAAGTAAGGGTTTGAAGTGTTAGCTGAAGTGTAAGCGTTTCCTGCAACACCGTAAACAGTCAAATCAGACAAGAAAGCTTCGTTATCCATAGGTTGTCCATCAGGGCCGATTAATTTACCAGCTCCATCAGATGCGAATCCTGACATGACGATAAGAACCTTTCTATAGTTGTCCAAGGTATATGCTGAAGGAACTAAGTTACTTCCAGCCCATGCTACAGTTGTAACGTTAGCGGTAATCGCCGAAAACTGTCCTTTAGAATAGTCAAATAACCCAGGAGGATCCAAAGCTGGTTCGTTTCCTTCATAGAATCTATCGTAAAGGTCCTTAGTGTTATTGTAATCATATCCTGAGTTAGGAGTTTGGTCAGCCGCAGCGTTTGGAGATCCGTAAGGAGCCCAGTGCTGATTCTGTGCGTTCTCATAAGACTGGATGTTAGGTACGAAGTAGAATAATTTACCGATAGGTAAGTTCATTGCTTGTACTGAAACGATATCGTTTGCTAATAATTTAGAGAATACTCTTCTAACGATAGGGAAAACAACTGTTTCAAATGCACCTGTATCAGATGTAGATGATGCTTCGTTAATTAAGTGAGAAGCTTGGTTTTCATAAAGTTGAGCTACGTTTTCTCTCATGTGACCCTTAAGACCCTCTAAGAATCCTAATTTGTCCCATTTGTTGATTGTGTCTTCTTTGATAACTTTAAGGTGCTTAAGACCGATGTTACCTACAAGACCTGATTCTAATAATGCTCCCATTTTTAGTATTTTGTTTTGTTTGTTTTTATTTGTTTATTTAATTTTGATTACCCGATTTTACTCATCAAATCTTTCATTCTCAAGAACTGAGGATTTTCGTAAGTTTTTGATTCAATCAAGGTAGTTGATGAACCTGTAGATACACTCTTATTTAATTTAGTTTCTACTGATTCGTTAATTGGTGTACTTTCAGTTTTAGATAATTCTTCTTTAATTGACTTATAAAGATTTTTCGATTCTTTCAAAGTATCTACATTATCGAATCTTCTCAAGATATTGATTTTCTCTTTCTTAGTAGTCGAATGTTCAGTGAATAATCTTGTCGCGTATGCTAAGTTTGAGTTGAAGATTGCAACTTCATTAAGTTTTTCTCTGAAAATATTTAATGCTTTTCTGTATTCTTCATTCTTTTCTCTCAACATTGCAACTTCTGCTTCTGTGGATTCAACTTTTACTCCGTTATTACCGTAAACATAATTTCTGTTATTAGTAATTCCTTTTCTAAGTCCTCGTCCTTCTTTTGAACCCATTCCATAAGTTCTAGCTGCTTCTTTAGTTTCTTTCTTTTCGAAACCTGCGTCATCTCTACGAGCCTTAGTGGTTTTAAGATCCTTTGATGCAATTTTACCATGCTTCATTGCTAATCTTTCATCCTCTTTGTCTTTGTATCCTTGACCTTCTTTTGTTTCAGCCTTAACAACTTTGGATTTTTGTTCCATATTTTCACCTTTCTTGTATTCGAACTTTGGTTTACCTGTACCCATAGTTTTAGGACCTTCTTTTTTGTCCTCTTTGAATCCACCTGCAGCTTTATCTTTGTAAGTGAATTTTGGTCCAGATCCAATTCCAACACCTTTAGGTTTTACTGTCGATTTTGCCTCTCTAACAGCCTTCTTATGGTTATAAGATTCGTCCAAATCTTCTTCTTCCATCATGTCATCTTCTTCTTCCATCATGTCTTCGTCTTCTTCCATCATTTCATCTTCAGATTCCATCATGTCATCTTCTTCTTCCATCATGTCTTCGTCTTCTTCGTTAAATTCGATTTCGTACATAACTTCTTCATCTTCCATGTCGATGTCTTCAACATCTCCATCTTTAGAGAAAATTGCGTTGATAACGTCTTCTGTGTCAACATCCATTTCATCCATCTCTTCCATGTGCATTGTTTCGTCTAATTCTTCTTCCTCTTCTTCAGACTCGCCAAGCTTGATTAGATATTCTGAATCGGTATCTTCATCACTTAAGTGAATGTCTTCACCATCTTTTTTAATGATAATGCCATCTTCTTCACCCATCGCTTTGAACACCTTCATGATTTCTTCATCAGAAGCACCAGTCAAATCTATTGGACTTTCTTCAGAATCCATATCCATGTCCATGTCAAATTCCATGTCCATTTCCATATCATCCTCGTTATCAACAGGAACATCAGTATCGATGTCTGTATCTAATTCAATCTCATCTTCCATATCTTGTTCTGACAGAGATTCTTTTACTAATTGGTTGATTTCTTCCTTCATAGTAGAAGCAAGTATTCCTTTTGCGTTTTGGGCGATTGCTTCTTCAACATTTTTCATTTGAATTAACGCCTCCTGTACTAAGTTTTTATTTTCTTGCATAGAAAAAAATTGTTTAATTTATCATATAAATAGTACCAAAATAAAAAAAAGTCATCTCACAATACCCCCAAAATAAAAAAAGTGGTCAAATCGACCACTTTAGATTTAAGTTAATAATTTTAATTACTCGATTACCTCATCGATTTTACTTTCAGAGACCGCAGTGATTCTCCAATCATGTGTGAATCCTTCGTACTTTTTAGTTACTTTAGCCTCCACGTCTGTGACGGAATAACCTTTAACTAATTTTTCCTCTCTTACTTTTTTGATTTTACCTGTATTTTCATCAGGGAAATCATACTGAATTTTTGCTACAAAATATTTTTCTTCCATAATTTTATTTTCCTAAAAAATCGTTCAATTTTTTCATTAAGTCAACTGACTTCTCAACATACTCATTATTTTGTCTCGACTTTTTTTCTTCTTCTAAGTTTTCTTCGTATTTGCTTCTGTCATCAGGATTAGAAAATAAGTATGCCCCTGGTGTTGATGGTGATGAAACTAAGTCAAAACAAATTAATTCAAAATCATCTTGTACTTCATTTCTTTCTCCAACCTTTTTTAATGACCCTACACCTCTTGATGAAATACCCAACGTGACACCTTGTCTCATCAAGTTAGCCGCTTGGTCACCTTTTGTTGAAACTATCCCTCTTTCGTGGAACCCTGGAGATGTTAATAATTTAAGTTTTCCCATGAGTATGTTTTTGTCCCACCATATATCAGTTATGATGTGAGATACTCTATCCAAGTCAATTAAAGATGACTCAGGGTGATTTAATTCTGATGTGGACAATCCCTTTGAAATTGATTGCTTATATCTATCCGCTTCTCTTTTTAGAATTCTTTCAGGATATGTTCTACCATTTCTATTTGGGGTGTCATACTTTTGAAGAACCGCATAAAACTCAAATGGATTTCTGTAATCTAAATTTGATGCTTCTTTCAAAATATCAACATTAGGTCCGTCCTTTGGTGAAACCCATCCAGCGTCCATTTCTATCAATATACCATGGCCAATTTCACTGGCTTCTAAAATTCTTAAATTTTTCATCTAATCTTTTAAGATAAATATACGGATTCAGATTGTTTGCGATATTTCTTCTTTTTTGGTGATTGAAAAATCAAAGTATTTGTTTCCGATTACATTATTTTTGTATATGGATTTAACAATTTCTTTGATTGATTCTTTAATTTCGTCACATTTGAAATCCATTTCTTTCACGGTATAAAGATTTATTTCCAAGTTAAAGAATGACTTCTTTCCCTTTGATATACCGCTAGTTCTGAGGTCTAAATCAACGATATTTTTTTCTTGAAATATTTTAGAATCGATTGATTCGAAAACTGAATTTTTGATTTCTCGTCCCATACAGGACACAACACGGTTCCAATTATCTAATTCATCTTTTGGTGTTACCCATGATTGTATGTTTATGTAAACTGACTTTAGGTTTTTTGAATCTACTGTCCCATATTGGGATTTGATTGGGTTAAATAGGTTAAGTTTGACACTTTTTCCTTTTTTCATCAATAATGATATTATGTAAGTTTATTTCTTTAAGAAAAAATATACATTATATAAATCAATGTCAAATTTTTTATATATTTGGTGATATTTCTTATATATGATAATAGTAAAAATAACACAGGGCAACAACCTCGAAAAAGGGTTAAAAACTTTGAAGTCGAAAGTAATCAAAACTAAACAAAATCAGATTTTATTTGATAGACGACAATTTACAAAAAAATCTGTACTCAGACGAGCACAGATTCTTAAGGCGAAACATATTCAAAGTATAAAAGACCAATCAAATTGATTCTTCTAAATTTTTAAGTTTCAAAAAATTAACTTGGTCAAACTTCTCAGATTTAACTTTTTCGATTGTTTCTGATATCTTAGTTTTAATATCTTGAGAATCCTCATTATCTTGTAATGCGGTCAGTTTTGTTATTGCACTTTCTCTAATAGTTTCGAATTTTGTTTCCAAAGTTTTCGTATCTTCAGAAACTATTTGAAAAAATTCTTTCTTGGAATTCTCATCCAAATTCAAAATATAATTATTAACAGTTTGGTTTGCAACTGCAACCATTGAACTAATTGGAATATTAATATTTTCCTTGATGGATTCTTTTGTAGAAGTAATGACCTTAATTATACTTTTTTTCGCATTTACTCTCTCTAATAAATCAACTCCTTGTCCATAAACTAAGGTGTCTATTTCAGAATAATTGTTTTCAGTTTTTTCGGATATTGTTTTCGGAAGTTTAATACTTGGTAAAACTTTATTCAATAGAGAAATCCCCTCCTCTATAAAATCTTTCGCATCTTGTTCACTCAACCCTTGGGGTGAACTCAGTTGATCATATATTGCGTATGCTTTTGACATAGCTTTATTACTCAAAACGTTGTGTTTGAATTCTCGTAAACTCTTCTTGAATTCCAACTCATTTTTGTAGGATTCCAAGAGGTTTTTTTCAATTAGGGATTTTACTATTCCGAAGGTCATTGTGTCTTTTTCAAATAAATATTATGAATTTAATAACTTATCTAACTCTTTTGAAATTTCTCCCAAAGAATCTTGTGCCTGACCCAAATTTATTATTTGTGAACCTTCAATTAGATTGTTTTCAACTAAAATATTAAGGTCTTTTTTCCGTGATTCCGGTGTAACTTCTCCCGCAGGTGGCGGTGTTTCTTCCGCACCTCCTGTAGGGGCTAATTCAGGTTCCGATCCAGGTAATTCTTCACCTCCGCCAAATGATGATGGCGATGATCCAAATACCTCACCTCCATCTTCAGTTGTGGCCGCTCCTGCAGTAGGTGTTGCTCCTGTCTGACTACCATATAATCTATCAATATTATCAAATAAGCCCGTTTTAGTAATGACCGTTGGAGTTGCTTTAAGTTCTTCACCAACCGCTCGTTCGATTCTTTGTTGTTGTAGGTCTAAACGAACTTCGTCATCAGACCAACCAAAAATATGTTTCTTAGCCCAAGTTGAAGAAGTCGCCTGAATACCATTTCCCGGATCAGCAACTAAATCTTTATACAATAATACTTTTTCTTTCCAAACATCAATCTTTAATAAGTCCGCTTGAGTTGATGGATTTGTAAGACCGATAGTAAAGTTGGACAATTCATCTTCAAATCCTAATAAGAATAAGTGAACGATTGCAATCTTATTCAACTCCGCAATCATACTTTTTTGAATTCTGTTGATTGTACGAGCGAATCTAATATCTTGTAATGACAAATTCTTTCCATCACCAACGACTTCCTCAAAACCTAAAAACGCCTTAGGTACTCGTAGTGCGGTTAATAATTTCTTTTGAATATATTCGATATCGGCAATTTCAGATAGGTTGGTTGCACCCGGTAATGTGGTGATTGGATCTGGAGCTGCAGGGTCACGGACTGGAATAAAATAATCTTGGTCAACTGCCATCTGATTAAATCTCATATCCACATTACCTGTCTTGGAATCTACAATTTGTTCTCTTTTGAATTTGTTTGCAACACGTTGTACATACGCCTCAACATCGTCATCATTCATGTTTCCAACGAATACCTTAAACATCCTTCTTTCAGGTGCTCTCGATGTACGATAAATCAACATTGCGTCTTCGGATAATAATAATTGTTTCCAAATACGTCTTGCCTTTTCTAACATGGATGTTCCGTATGGGAGTTTTCTATCGTCACCCAATAACCTAAAGTGAGCCATCTCCCATGACTGAAATTCCATGTTTTTATTTTTCCATGTAAAGTGTAATGCTTTTCTGTCTTTATCTACTTCATTTTTTACATCGACAGAAATTTTACCACTAGCTCCAACTTCATGTCTCTCGATTTCGATTGTTGGTAATTGTTGACACCCAACAATTCCTTTCTCAGGGTCCAACTTCAAGTAAACAAAATTGTCACCATACTTACAGGTGTTTCTTGTCCACATTGGTAAATTTGTATTGATGTCAAGCGCATTGTTAAACAAATCGGCCAACACTCCTTTTATTCTTTTTGATTCAGAATAAATTTGTAAGATGAAACCATCTTCATTTGTCGTTGTTGATTCTTCAGCATAAATGTCCAAAGCCGCAGATATTTCAGGAGTATACTCCATAGATTCATAATCATATTGTGCGGACAATCTTGTTGGCTCATAATATATCGCCTGAGAATAAAGATTATTCTCAACCTTTGACCATTGGTTGGTAAGATAATACGTTTGTTGTGCTTGAAGTTTCTCTTTTTCGTATTCTTCTCTACTCTTAGTACGCAGAAGTTCTTTTTTATCAAACTTGAAAGTCGGATAATCTTGATTGAGAAGTGAATTTGGTCCAAATGTTTGTGACAATCTTTGCCAAACTGTCATGTTCTGTTCTGCCATACGTAATTTTACTATTTACCTTGATAATATAAATAGTTATTTAGCACCAAATAACCAGCCATATTTTTGGTAATCCGCTTTCGATGCCCCATTATTGTTCATGTTGGAGTCCCTACCCATTTGAGGCACTAAAGGATTAAAAAAATCTGATGTATTTTTATTTTCATTCATTACCGTAGACCATGAATTCAACATGGCCTTGGTATGATTCACAACTTTGGTTAATGATTGAAATGACTTTTCGGCAACATATATTGCCATCGAAAGACCCATAATACAGTCATCATGTTGACCCTTTTGATGGTCAGGTCTACCGTTGATATAAACAAAGGTATTCATTTCATTATATGTTCTATGAGAATATATTTTGAAACCGTGTCTTACCCCTTCCTCAAACGCAGCAATAATTTGTACCCTTTTTGTGTTAAAGTTTATTCCTGGTATTTTGTCATTAATTTTGGGGTCCCACTTCCATTTGTTAGAAGTGTCAACACCATCAACATACAATCCAGGTTGATACTGTAATTCTTGCATTTTTCTGGCGGTGGAAACTCCCATACCACCTGTGATATCAATTACACAGAATGCATTGTACATTGTTCCCCATTTATATGCAATTTCTGCCAATACGTCTGGTGGAACTTTACCAACATATTCTAATACTTGTTCACGTTCATCGAAATCTATGATTTGGATTGATGAAAAATCCTCAGAATCCCCACGAGAAACGTCAACCCCCATAACATATTTGTGACCATTTACAGGTTCCTTGAAAATCCAAAGGGCATTACCCATAAGTTTGGCTTGTGGAGGTCTCAGTTGGTTTTTGGAAATGTTTTGCATCAAATCAGAATCGAATACGTTGTCACCCGACCCTAAGAAGTTACATTCAAGTTCTTGTGCAACTTTACGTCTGTCGTACTTAAGTTTTTTTACCATTCCCTCAAACCAAGACGAACACGGCTTGTACCCTTGAGAAATGTAATCTGTCACGATTGAATGGTCTCTTTCGTAAGGATTATCATTTGACAAATCAATTACTGTATCTATAGGATAATCCTCTCGATTCAAAAGATAATGAACCAAATCATTTGTCTTTACCATGTATAAATCTCTGGTGTAACGAGGGTCCCGATACCAAAACATTTCAGAGATTTTGAAGTCATTCATACCTCTTAATGCTTGGTCATAGATTTCATAGTATATTGGGTCGTAACCGTTCGGGGTAGAAACAACAATAACTTTACCACCTGTAGATAGTGAAGCCATACAAGCTGACCAGAAATCACCGTCAGCCTCGATAAAGGCCGCTTCGTCAAAAATAAGAATTGTTGGTGTATAACCTCTCAAAGCATCTCTTGAGGTTGCCACCGCTTTTACCTCACATCCATTGGTTAATTTGAAATGTCTTTGGGAGTTTTTTTCTGCGGAAAAACCAATGCTTACCCAAGCAGGCCACTGTTCAATAAATCCTCTGATTTTATTGGCCATTTCGACTGAAGTATCCAACTTGTTAGCAATAATCAGAATTTTTTCAGGTTTTTCTTTACGAGCGAACGCAAGTTTTTTTGAAGACCAAGCTGCGGTTACTGTTGACACACCTGCTTGTCTGTATTTTAGGGCTATATTTTCGTTGTAATTTTCGTAGTCCTCAAGTAGTGAAACTT